TTATTCTAAAAATTCAATGCTAATTTTACCTTTTTTACCTTTGTTGTTATTAGCATTGCTATTCCAAACTATTTTTTTTATTATTGATTTAATAAAAATTTGCCTTTCAGTAGTATCTATTTTATCAAAGTTTTGTAGAAACTGATTTATATTAACCGTAAGCAACTTTATGTTTTCCCCATCAACTTCTGAAAACATCTTTTCCCTTTCTAATGCTAATAATTGTTCATTTAATCTTGAATTTTCATCAGCTAGGTTGTTTATTTTTTTAGATACTATATCAATAGCGGTTCCTTTTAAAAAGATTATTTTATCAGTTAGACTATTTATTTTTTCGTCATTTTTATTAATTTGTTTTTTTATATTTTTAATAGATTCTGTATAGTCTACATGTTTATTTTTTTGTTTTAAATAGCTTTCTAAGAGTTTGGGATTTAAGGAAATTTTTTTAAAAACATTAAGAACCTTTTTTTCTACTCCATCTACTCTCAACCACTTGGAGGTGCATTTGCTTCCCCCTTTCTTTTTAGAGCATACAAAATACAGATTTTTAGTACCATCCTTTTTTGCGTGACCAGTGTGTATATACATACCACTACCGCAGGAACATTTTACAAGGTGGGCTAAAAAACTATTACTTGAAATTCTAGGTTTGGCTTCCGTAGCACGATCTTTAAGGTTATTATTAGCTTTTATCCATGTTTTAGAATCAATTGGGGCCTCATGGTTAGATACGGCGGTAAACATTCCCTTGGCGTTAAATAATTTTTTCCCTTTTTTCTTAGGACGACGGTTATATGATAAATAACCATTACCATTTAACTCACCAAAAACACTATAGCCAATAGATTTCAAATAATTTGCACTTAATTCATCAGATTTAACATAAGTTGGATTACATAAAATGTTTGAAACTGTCTTGGGCGACATATTAAACATTTTCCCAATCTGATATGTAGTATATCCGTCTGCAGCTTTTCTAAATATAGAGATTATCAATTGTTTCTTTTCGGGAATTAATTCTAAATAAGATTCTTTTTTACCATTATCATTAATGATAGTTTTATTTTTATACCCAGTAGGGGGAGTTCCACCACTCCAACGACCTATTTTAGCAAGACCCTTCATGTTATCCCTAACTCTTTCTGCTATATTCATTCGTTCCATTTCAGCAAATGAAGCTAGTAACATCATCATCATTTTGCCAATCGGTGTACTAGGATCAAATCCTTCTGTTATAGATACAAGTTTAACATCATGATTTTCTAATTCATCATAAATATTTACAAAGTCTACTATGTTTCTTGCAATCCTATCAACTTTATAAACTGCAATGATATCAAATTGTTTATGCTTTGCGAGTTCTAACATTCTTTGGAAGGAGGGCCTATTAATGTTACCACCGCTAAAACCCTCATCCTGGAATATTTCAAATGAACAGTCCTGGTCTGCTCTATTAAAGTAAGTTTTGCACATATCTATCTGATTTTTTATACTCTCTCCAGTATCTGTTTCTCTGGATTTACGAGAATATATAGCTATACGTTTCATTAATCTACCTCCTAGCTATTTCTAGATCTTTGACTTCTTATCATAGCAAATGTAGCATTTAATACACTTTCTATTTGCAACTTTTCAGTATCACTCAATTTAATATCATCAAGCACTAATTCATCACTTGTTAAGATAAGTTTAATAGTTTGCTCTATATCAGTTACTATGTATTCCTTATTCTCCTCTACATCCATAAGTCTATCAGTAGATATATTTAATGCGTTTGCTATTTTTTCTATAGTAGTAGAATTTAAGCTTTGCCTTTTACCATTTTCAATTTCACTTATAGTTGTTGTTCCTACTCTTGCAAGTTTGCTTAATTTATATGCACTTAGTCCTTTTTCAGTTCTTATTTTTTTTATATTTTGTCCCAGTATTGAAATCATTTTGCTACCTCCTAATATATTTCCGTTTACAAAACTATTATACAATTTTTATTTAATATAGTAAACAAAATATTTACGACATATTTCCGCAAAGGGAAATAAAAATGTAAGGATTATTTCCTTTTGCAGAAATAAAATAAAGAGATTTTTGAAGTAAATTAAAGTAAATTAAAGAAAAAACAATATATTTTTAAAATAAAGGATATATTTGGATTTGAATATTGCCGTATTAGGGAATATAATTCAATTGTAATCCCGAATACGGAAATTACAGAAAGGGGGATATACGAAATGAACAAATTAAAAAAAATATTAGATACTAAAAAGATGTCAGTTTATAAACTAGCAAAGAAGGCTGATGTAGGACAAGCTACCGCACATGAATTAGTGCATGGTACTAGAGAGCCAAGGGTTTCTACGGCTAGAAAAATAGCAAGTGTATTAAATTGTTCTATTGAGGAAATATTTTTCGAGGAGGGGGAAAATGAAAATTAAAACTATTACTGTAAACGGTAAAAAAAGAATTATCATAATTAAGGATTAATGCATATTATATGAGTAAAAATGTATCAGGAGGTATATATGGATATAGATGATATAGAAGTAGAAGTAATAATGGGAGAAAATACTTCAAAAATATTTACCGAAGCACTTCTAAAACTATATGATAACAATGCCGCAAAGGTTTTAGGTTCTGATTTAAACGAATTTAAAAAGAACAAATGATAATTTTAAACACTTGTAGATGTAAAGTAATTAACTTTAAATTTTATAGGAGGTAATAATATGGGAAAAATAAGTTTAAGTATACAGAATGGACAACCTATAGCAACAGAAACAACAAATTTAACACCTATAGAAGTTTTACTAGAAATTGATGAAGAAGGTAGAACTACAGCTAGAAAATTATACAACTTTTTAGAGCTAGCTAAAGGACAATTTTCAAGATGGGCAAAAACAAATATTTTAGAAAACCCATTTGCAATAGAAGGAGAGGATTATGAGGGGGTCGACATTGTTGTCAAGGGTAACATAACTAAAGATTATAAATTAAGTGCATCTTTTGCTAAAAAATTAGCTATGGGTACTCATAACTTTAAGGGTGAAGCAGCAAAGAACTATTTCATAAAAGTAGAGGAAAAACTTAAGCAGAAGATAATAAATACATCTAATTTAAGTCCAGAATTACAAATGTTTAATAATTTATTTAAGGCATTAGCAACTACAGAATTAGAACAAAAGAAATTAAATGTGGCAGTACAGCAGACTAAAGAAGAAGTACAAGCTATTAGAGATGTAGTTAAATTAGATACCACATCATGGAAGGAAGATTCTACTAAGTTAATAAATAAAATAGCTCAAAACCTTGGCGGCTTTCAATATATTAGGGAATTAAGGAAAGAGATTTATACATTACTAGATAAAAGAATGGGTGTGAATTTAGAACAAAGACTTACTAATAAACGTAGAAGAATGGCAGATGAAGGTGTGTGCAAGTCTAAAAGAGATAAATTAAATAAAGTAAGTGTAATAGGTGATGACAAGAAGCTTATAGAGGGCTATGTATCTATAGTTAAAGAAATGGCTATTAAATATGGAGTAAAAGTTTAGGAGGTGTGAAAGAGTGACTACAGTAGGACAAGCTATAACAGCACTATATAGCCTGATTGCAATTACAGCTCTTATAATACTGGATCTAAAAAGATTAATAAAAGAAAATAAGGGAGGTTGGATAACAGTTGGCTTAACTCCGGTATTTATATTACTTATAAATATAATTTAGGTGGTGATAAAAAATTGAATAAAGCTAAATGCCCAGATTTTCAAAGTAGGTCTAATGGCCACAAATATTACATTAACTGTTTTCATAAAAGAGACAGACTAGAATTTTTAAATACAGAATCTAGAACAAAATATTTTCAACAATATTGTTGTAACAATTATAAGCAGTGCAACAGATACAAAGGAATAAGGGGTGAGGTATAAATGATTAATGCTGAGGAACATTTGGGATTTGTGCACGCTATTGCGGGTAAAAGATATAAACAATTTAAGCATAAATACACATATGAAGATTTATTTCAAGAGGGTTGTGTAGGGCTAATAAAAGCTATAAATAGATTTGATAACAGCAAAAAAATAAAATTTACCACATATGCTTACCATTGTATAGATGGAGCAATTTTAAGAATGATAAGAGATGATAAATGGTATGGGAAAAATAGAAAGGAGAGATTTGAGAAAAGTGCTCCATATAGTTTAGACGCAGCTGTAAAAGGACTTGAAAACGAAATACCTTATATAAATTTAATCGGAAATGATGACTTTAACTTTGAAAAGATAGAAATAAAAATGTTGGTAGATGAGTTGCCAAATGATTTAAAAGACATTGTAAATATGATATATGTTGAAGGGTTTACACAAACAGAAATAGCTAAGATAATTGGTTGTTCTCAGATTAGCATTAGCAGGTTAAAAAGAGAAGCTTTAGATTATTTAAGATTTCAAGTAAGTAGTATAAAAAAAGAGATGGCTTAAGCCACCAATAAATTTAAATAAACATTGTAAATACAGTATAGCAGAAAGGGGATAGATAAGCAATTGGATAAAAAAGTAGCTATGGTTAAGTTCATAAGAGGAAGTTTTGACCAAGAGTATTCTTATAAAACATATATAGAAGACTTAAAAAATGGTGACATATTAGTTGTAGAAGCTAATAATTCATATTCAATAGCAATATTTCAAAGATATTCAGAAACTAAAAGTAGAGTGGAGCAAGCAACTAAATGGGTAGTTCAAAAAGTTGATATAGAAGCCCATGAATCAAAAATGTTTCTTGGCAACTAAACAAGTTAATAAATTTAAGGAGGAAAATAATTATGAAAATTACAGCAGAATTCAATTCAAATGAGGAGTTATTAAATTTTATTAATACTTTTGGTACTACTAGCATTATACAAAGAATAGAGCCTAAACAAGTAGGACAAGCATCTACTGAAAAGAAAGAGGCAATCAAGGAAGCTCCTAAAAAAGAAGTTAAGAAAGATATTAAAAAAGAGGAATCTAAATCAGTGGATCCACCTAAACAAGATACTAAGAAAGAAAAAAATCCAGCAGCAGAACAAACTAAGAAAGAAGATAAACCAGCAGAAGAGCCTAAATCAGAAATTACAAAAGAAATGGTAAGAGCAGTATTTACAAAGTTAATACAAGCAGGTAAACAGAAAGAGGCTAAGGAGATAACCGCAAAATATGGAGCTAGTAAACTGCCTGAATTAAAAGAAGAACACTATGCTGCAGTAATAAAAGAAGTGGAGGCGCTGCTATAATGGCAAAACATGCGATACTTAGTGCTAGTGGGGCAAGTCGTTGGCTTGCATGTCCACCTAGTGCAAGATTAGAAGAAAATTATCCTAATAAAAGTAGTGAATTTGCTAAGGAAGGAACTTTGGCTCATGAGCTTGGGGAGTTAGGGTTAAAGAAAAATTTAGAACTTATATCTACAAGAAAATATAATTCTGAATTCAAGAAAATAGAGGCAGACAAACTATTCACAAAAGATATGCCAGACTATGTAGAAGTTTATGTAGATACTTGCATGGAGAAAGTTGCAGAAGCTAAGGCTAAAACACCAGATGCATTATTTAAAATAGAACAAAGATTAGACTTTAGTGAATGGGTACCTGATGGTTTTGGTACTGGAGACTTTGTAATAATTGCAGATGGAACGATGGAAATATGTGATTTAAAGTATGGTAAAGGTGTTCCAGTATCAGCTATAGGAAATAAGCAAATGAAATTATATGCATTAGGAGCTATAGCAGAGTTTAGTTTTTTATATGATATAGAAAAAATAAAAATGACAATTATACAACCTAGGCTAGATTCTATATCTACAGATGAAATGGAAGTAGAAGAATTACTTAAGTGGGCAGAAGAAGAGTTAAAGCCTATAGCTAAATTAGCCTATGAAGGCAAAGGAGAATTTTATGCAGGAGATCATTGTAAATTTTGTAGAGCTAAAGCAGTATGCAAGGCTAGGGCTGATAAGAATATGGAACTGGCTAAATATGATTTTCAAGAGCCAAATACCTTAGACAATAACGATATAGCCTTTATTCTAGGTAAAGCTGACGAACTCATTAGTTGGGCTAAAGATGTACAAGAATATGCACTAGAACAAGCTTTACAAGGCGAGGAATTTGACGGGTTTAAAGTCGTAGAAGGTAGAAGCAATAGAAAGTGGACTGATGAAGATAAAATAGAAGAAATACTTTTAGGACAAGGATTCTTAGAAAATATTATATGCACTAAAAAACTTACTGGAATTACAAATATGGAAAAAGCTATAGGTAAAAAAGAAGTTAATAAGTTATTAGGTGATTATATTATAAAGCCGCAAGGCAAACCAACTTTAGCAACTATAACAGATAAAAGACCGGTTTATAATTCTGCTGAAGCAGATTTTAAATAAAGAGGTATCTTATGTATAGGGATTATGTATAAGAAGAGATACAAAAAGAAAATTATTATAAAGAGGAGAGATTAATTATGATAAAAGCAAAAAGAACAGGAACAAAGGTAACTACAGGAAAGGTTAGATTAAGCTATGCACACTTATTTGAACCTCATGCAATAGAAGGAAATGAGCCTAAGTATAGTGTGAGTGTAATAATACCTAAGACAGATACAGAAACATTAAAAGCTATTAAAGAAGCTACTAATGAGGCTAAGGAACTAGGAAAATCTAAATGGAATGGTAAAGTGCCACCAACTCTTAAAACACCTTTAAGAGACGGAGATACAGAAAGACCAGATGATGAAGCTTATGCTAATTGTTATTTTCTAAATGCTAATAGTAAAAATAAACCTGGTGTTGTTGATAAAAATGTACAACCTGTATTAGATGCTACAGAAGTATATAGCGGTTGCTATGCAAGACTTACTCTTAATTTTTATGCATATAGTGCAAGTGGTAATAAAGGTATTGCTTGTGGATTAGGTAATGTTCAAAAGTTAGAAGATGGAGAACCTCTTGGAGGGTTCACAAGAGCAGAGGACGACTTTGATTCTGTAGAAAGTGCAGAAGATGACTTCTTAGGTTAGAGTTATGAAGATAAATAATATATCAGATTTAGCTAAATATTCTATTCCTTCAGTTGTATTAGAAGATATAAATAAAAGAATCACAGATTGGTTAGCAGCTGGAGGAAAAGAAAATGATCCATATATAAAACAGCAATTTAGATATGCTGAAAAATTTGTGAGGTAGTAATATGAGAACACTTGCAATAGACGTTGAAACATATTGCGAGTTAGACATTAAAAGTGTGGGTGCTTATAAATATTGTGAGCACCCATCATTTGAAATAATGTTACTTGCATATGCCTATGATGATGAACCAGTAGAAATAATAGACATTATGAATGGAGATAAAATACCAGAAGTATTGGAATTCGATATTTATGATCATTACAGTAGAGTTTTAAAAACTGCATTTAACGCCAATTTTGAAAGAAATGCAATTAAGGCCCATTTCAAGGGCTCCAAGTGTCATCCTGGTGATTGGGAATGCACAATGGTAAAAGCTTTGACACTAGGGCTACCAAGTTCCCTGGATATGGTTGGTAAGGCACTTAATTTTGAAGAAGATAAGCAAAAGATGAAAGAGGGTAAGGCTTTAATACAATATTTCTGTAAGCCTTGCAAACCTACTAAAACTAATGGTAAGAGAACCAGGAATCTTCCAGAACATGATATGGAGAAATGGGAACTATTTAAAGAATACTGTAAGCGAGATGTTGAGGTAGAAAGAGAAATAAGAAATTTATTAAATAAATATGAAACTAAAGTAGAGGAACAAAAATTATGGCAGCTGGACCAACACATAAATGATAGAGGTGTTGGTACTGATCTAATACTTATAAAGCAGGCTATTGAATGTGATACAAACTATACTGAAAGATTAACAAAAGCTGCTATTAAACTTACAGGACTTGAAAATCCAAACAGTCCTACACAAATAAAAAAATGGATTGGCGAAAGGCTTGGAAGAGAGGTAAAGTCATTAACTAAAACAAGTATTCCAGGACTTATTGAAGAAGCTAAGGATTTAAATAAAAGTGAAGTTATAAAAATGTTAGAACTAAGGCAATTAATGGCCAAAACCTCTATTAAGAAATATGACACAATGGAAAATGCAAGATGCAAAGATGGTAGAGTAAGAGGTTTATTACAATTCTATGGAGCTAACAGGACAGGCAGATGGGCAGGAAGATTAGTTCAAGTACAAAACTTACCTCAAAATCATTTACCTGATCTAAACAATGCTAGGAATTTTGTTAGAGAAGGAAAATTTGAAGAAGTAGAATTTTTATTTGATAGTGTTCCGGATACATTAAGTCAATTAATAAGAACAGCTTTTATACCTAGAGAAGGTAACAGATTTATAGTATCAGACTTTAGTGCTATAGAAGCTAGGGTTATAGCGTGGTTTGCTGGAGAACAATGGAGATTAGATGTTTTTAGTACTCATGGGAAGATATATGAAGCATCAGCTAGTCAAATGTTTAAAGTTCCAATAGAAAGTATAAAAAAGGGTTCAGAGTTAAGGCAAAAAGGAAAAATAGCAGAATTGGCACTTGGGTATGGTGGAAGTGTTGGAGCTCTTAGCTCAATGGATAGAAAAAAGAGTATTCCAGAAGAAGAACTTCCGGGACTAGTTAAAAGTTGGCGAAATGCTAATCCTAATATAACTAAGTTTTGGTGGGATGTAGACAAGGCGGCTAAAAAGGCTATAAGAGAAAGAACTACAGTAAATTTGCAATATGGACTTAAGTTTATATATGATCCAGGAGTTTTATTTATACAATTGCCTAGCGGAAGAAAGTTAAGCTATATAAGGCCAAAGATAGAACCACATCAAACTTTTAGCGGGGATAAAATTACCTATGAAGGTATGGAACAAACATCTAAGCAATGGAAAAGAATAGATACTTATGGTCCTAAATTAGTGGAGAATATAATACAAGCTACATCTAGGGATTGTTTAAGAGAAGCTATGTTTAGAGTAGATAAAGCAGGGTATGACATAGTAATGCATGTACATGATGAAGTTGTATTAGATATACCAAAAGACATGGCTACAGTTAAAGAAATAAATGAATTAATGGGCCAGCCTATAGAATGGGCTCCAGGATTACCTTTAAAAGCTGATGGGTATGAATGTAATTACTATATGAAAGATTAGGATGGAATATGAAATTATTGTGAAGAGGTGAGTTCATGACTAATGCAGAAAGAATAAGAGCCATGACAGATGAAGAATTGGCAGAATGGATTGATAAGCAAGTAAATGAGGATAGAGAAGATTGGGAGAGTTTAGGGTGTTATCGTTGTATGTATTACAGGACACACCACCAGCCAGAAGAATGTGAAAAATGTGAATGGAAAGATGGGATATTGGAATGGCTTAAGAAAGAGAACTAGTCGTAATACAAATAATAATTTATAAGGAGAGTGTAAAAATTATGGATAAAATTAGAGATATTTCAATAAATGAGGCAGTACTTCATGTACTAGACAATAATTCAGATGAACCTATATTAAATAATTATAAAATAGCCCTTAATGATGAAGTGTATAAATTTATTCTAAGTCATATTGAAAGAATACTTAAGGATAATGATTTAAAATATGCAATATTTAAAGAAAGTAGTACTGTGATAAGAGAAACAAGTCAGGAATATTTAAATGGACAGATTGATTTGCTTCAAACTTCAAATTGTATAGCTAATAGCTTATTTAGTTTTATGAAATTTGATATTAATATACCATCTTGCAATTTATTTGTTGTATCTATTAGTACTGAGTATGGTCCTATGTTAGGAATACTTAAGCTTGATTATATTAAACAATATACACATGAGATTGATTTTATTGATGATAATGTAGTGATTAATATAACTCCTATAACAACAGGGCTACCAGCAACTAAAAAAGTTCAAAAGGCTGCTTTTATTAGACCTATACGTAATGGCCAAGAGTATAATCTTTTAGTACTTGATAGAGTTAAAAGTAAGAAAAGTGATGAATATGGAACCGACTATTTTACAGAAAAATTCCTTGAATGCATATTGATTGATAATGATAGAGATAATACAAGAGTTTTTATGAATGCAGTAGAGAATTGGACAAGAGGTAATTTAAAAGAAGATGCAGTAAAGGCAGAGGAAATAAGAAGATTTGTTAAAAATGAACTTAGAGAAAATGAAGAAATAGATATATATAATTTTGCTTCAAAGGTTTTACCTTTTGAAGAAAGTAAGAAAGATTTTATTGCTTATATGCAAGCTAATGATATTGAAAAAATAAAGGTTGATAAAGAATACTTAGAAAAAAGACTTAGTAAGTTAAAGCTTAAAATAGATAGTGACATTGAAATTAGTATAACTGAAGAAGCTTATAAAGATATTAATAGATTTGGCATTCAAAATAATGGGGATGGATCCATAACCTTTATGATAAAAAATGTAGATAGATATGTAGAGAAATAGGGTAAATAAAAAGAACATTTTTTTATATAGAAAAGAGGTGATACCTTGGAAGCCTATAAAACAGAAGATAAACCTAAGATTAAATATGATGGATCCATAGCTATAGCTACTGGAAAGAGTAGAAAAGAAACTCATTGGAAAAATAAAAATATTTTATGGTCAGAGCTAGTTGATAAGTTATCTAATACTACAAGAACACCTGAAACTTATGCAGAGTATAAGAAAATGGCTAAAACTGAAAAGGATAGGATTAAGGATGTAGGTGGATTTGTAGGTGGCGGCCTTAAGAATGGTCGTAGAAAAGCAGAGAATGTCCAGAATAGAACATTATTAACTTTAGACTTAGACTACGTTAAGGGTGATATATGGTCAAGCATAGAATTATTATGGGACTTTTCAGTAGCTATGTATTCAACTCATACTCATGCAGCAGATAACCAAAGATTAAGGTTAGTTATTCCTCTAAGTAGACCAGTACTTCCAGATGAATATCAAGCTATAAGTAGGAGGGTAGCTAGTGACTTAGGAATAGATCAATTTGATGATACTACCTATGAACCTAGTAGATTAATGTATTGGCCAAGTACTTCAAGTGATGGAGATTATATTTTTAAAATCCAAGATGAACCGTGGTTAAACCCTGATGAAATATTAGCTAGATATACTTTTGGTTGGCAAGATGTAAGTTATTGGCCAGAAAGTTCAAGAGCTAGGGCAAAGTTAAATAATGCAATAAAGAAGCAAGAGGACCCGCTAGAAAAGAAAGGTATTATAGGGGCATTTTGTAGGACTTACAGTATTTCAGAGGCTATATCAGAATTTTTAGAGGATGTGTATGTACCTGGTGCGGATGAAACCAGGTATACATATGCGGAAGGTTCAACTACCGGTGGTGTAGTTGTTTATGAGAATAAATTTAGTTATAGTCATCATGGTACGGATCCAGCTAGCAATATTTTATGTAATGTTTTTGACCTAGTTAGAATTCATAAGTTTGGACATCTAGATGATGAGGCTAAACCAGATACTCCAGCCAATAGAATGCCATCTTTTAGTAGAATGAGTGAGTTTGCTAGTTCTGATGAAAAAGTAATGCAGACTTTAGGAAAAGAAAGAATGGAAAAAGCTCAAGAGGATTTTGGTATTGTTGAAACCGAGGAAGTAGATACAGAGTGGTTAAAAGAAATTACTTACACAGAACAAGGCAAAGTAAGAAGTACTATTAGTAACTTTTTATTAATAATAGAAAATGACCCAATGCTTAAAGGTAAGATAGCTTATAATGAGTTTTCCAACAGAGCTGTAGTTATTGGCCAACTTCCTTGGAGAAAAAAAGACAACATATCAGATTGGAACGATACAGACGATAGTGGACTTAGAGAATTTATTGAGAAATATTACAGTATCTCAAGCACTGCAAAATGTGCTGATGCTTTAGCACTAATCTTTGAAAAGTATTCTTTTCATCCTATTAAAGAATATTTAAATAGTCTTAAATGGGATGGTAGGGAGAGAATAAATACTTTACTGATAGATTATTTAGGTGCAGAAGATAGTAATTATGTAAAAACAGTTACAAGAAAAACATTAGTAGGAGCAGTTGCAAGAATTTTTATTCCAGGAATTAAATTTGATACTATGCTTGTTTTAAGTGGACCACAGGGAATAGGTAAAAGTACTATAATAAAAAAACTAGGTAAAGATTGGTATAGTGATAGTTTAACAACCGTAAGTGGTAAAGAAGCTTATGAACAACTTCAAGGTTTTTGGTTAATTGAAATGGGAGAAATGACAGCAACTAAAAAAGCAGATATTGAAGCAACAAAACATTTTTTATCTAAACAAGAGGATATTTATAGGGTGGCTTATGGTAGAAGAACAAGCCGTTTCCCAAGACAATGTATATTTATAGGTACTACTAATGATAAGGAATTTTTAAGAGATAAAACAGGTTCTAGAAGGTTTTGGCCAGTTGATGTAGGTACTCAAAAACATAATAAATATGTATGGAGTGATTTAACAGACTATGAAATCAATCAAATATGGGCTGAAGCTGTAGAGTTATGGAAAAACAAAGAACCTTTAAACTTAAATGATGAAGAGAAAAAAGAAGCCGAAAAACAGCAAGATGCACACAGTGAAGAAAGTGCAAAAACCGGATTAGTTGAAGAATATCTTAACAAACCATTGCCTGATGATTGGTATAGTTTAGGATTATCTGAGAGGAGAAATTATATACAGGGTTCTGACTTTGGAGAAATTTCAGAGGGCACTTTAAGGAGAGATAAAACGTGTGTTATGGAAATATGGGTAGAACTCTTTAATGGAGATCCTAAACAGCTTACACCATTACACAGTAGAGAAATTAATGATATTTTGAAAAGTCTTAAAGATTGGGAAAGAAATAATAGCTCTTTAAGATTCGGGAAAATATACGGAAAACAAAGGGCTTATATACGAAAAATTTAAAAAAATAAGCGGGCACAAAGTAAAAAATAGAAGTGGGCACAATGGGAACGTAAATTTTGAATTTGTACCCACTATTGTACCCGGATAAAAGTCAGTAAAATCAATGCTTTAAATAGAAGTGGGTACAGTGGGAACAAAATATTATATATAAGTAATATTAATATAATTAGGCATATATACGTATACACCTATATGCCTAATGACACAGATACACATTATATATAAAATCTGTTCCCGTGTACCCACTAAAAAAGAAGGTGGTTTAAATAGAAGAATCAAGAGTTGAAAAAAGACTTAAAAAAGAAATAGAGAAGTTAGGCGGTAAGGCTTTAAAGTTTGTAAGTCCAGGAGTGTCAGGAGTGCCTGACAGGATTGTTTTATTACCACAAGGAAAGATTGTTTTTGTAGAGCTTAAAGCCCCAGGTAAAAAACCAAGACCTATACAAAAATATAGGATTAAAGAATTAAGAGCTTTAGGGTTTAGGGTAGAAATTATAGATAGTATTGAAGATATCAATAACTTTGTAGAGGAGATTAAATAATTTCTAAGTTTAGAAAAGAAAGAAGGTGATTATATGAAATTCACCCCATGGAATTATCAGCAATATGCAATTAATCATATTATTGAGCATAATGCATCAGGATTATTTTTAGACATGGGTATGGGTTGAGCCTAGGGTAAAACTATAAGTACATTAACAGCAATAGATAATTTAATTTTCCTAGGCGAAGTATATAAAGTTTTAGTTATAGCACCACTTAGAGTTGCAGAAGATACATGGAGCACTGAAGTTGAAAAATGGGATCATATAAAACATTTAAGAGTATCAAAAATCTTAGGAACTAAAAAACAGAGAAAAGAGGCTTTAATGAAAGATGCTGATATCTATGTAACTAATAGAGAAAATGTAGATTGGTTAGTTAATGAATGTTTTAGTAGTTGGTTATGGGATATGGTAGTTATAGATGAATTAAGTTCATTTAAATCTTCCAAGGCTAAAAGGTTTAGGGCTTTAAAGAAAGTTAGGCCCTACTTTAAAAGAATAGTAGGACTTACAGGAACCCCAGCACCAAATAGCTTAATAGATTTATGGCCACAAATTTATTTATTAGATGGTGGTAAAAGATTAGGTAGAACCATCACAAGTTACAGGCAACAGTATTTTAACCCAGGAAGAAGAAATCAATATGTAGTTTATAATTGGGAGCTAAAAGATGGAGCAGAAGAACAGATCCATAAAAAGATAGGTGATATTTGTATTTCTATGATGGCCAAAGATTATTTAGATATTCCCGAAAGAATTGATAATATAATTGATATCAATTTACCTAAAAATGCAATAAATAAATATAAGCAACTAGAAAAGGATTTAGTATTAGAATTAGGTGAAGATGATATTACAGCAGCTAATGCAGCAGTACTTACTAATAAATTATTACAAATGTCTAATGGGGCAATATATTCAGAGGACAAGCAGGTTATAGAAATTCATGACCAAAAACTAAAAGCTTTATTAGATATTATTGAATCAGCTAATGGTAAACCAGTTTTGATATTTTATAGCTTCAAACATGACTTTGATAGAATAGTCAATTTTTTTAAATCTAAAAAGTTAAATGCAATAGGATTAGGAGATTCAAAGGATATTAAAAAATGGAATAATGGAGAAATACCTATACTTTTAGTACATCCAGCTTCAGCAGGGCATGGATTAAATCTTCAATATGGGGGCAATATTATTGTTTGGTTTGGGCTTACATGGAGTTTAGAGTTATATCAACAGGCTAATGCAAGACTTCATAGGCAAGGACAAAAGGAAAGTGTTATAATTCATCATCTAGTAAGTAAGGATACTGTGGATGAAGATGTTATAAAAACTTTAGGTAGTAAAGAAGTTAATCAGAACGTATTACTAGAAGCAGTAAAAGCAAGATTAAAAACATATAAGGAGGTTTAGTATGATAGATAATATAAATATAGATGAGGTTATAAGTAAAGCTACTAAAGAAGCTATAAGAGAATATGATAAAGAAAAAAGTATTATTCAAAAGGATAAAAGACTACACAATACAAGACTACTAATGAAAAATTATAATAAATTAAAAGAACATATAGAAAACGTTAATGTGGATCTAGACATAGAAGTCGACAATGTGGATGATGAAGTTTGGATAACAAGTATTACAAGGACAAAATTAAGGACTATGAAAATGATGGCTTATGTAGACAGCGCCTTGAAAATATTAAAAAGAAGATTTAGAAAAGAATGTATAGAGTATAAATATAGAGCTTTTGAAATGTATTATATCGAAGAAAAAAGTAATGAAGAAATAATAGGAACTTTAAAGTGTGGGAAGAATCAGCCTAAAATATGGTCAGATTTAGTATTGAATGAATTAAGTACTTTATTATGGGGAATCGAGGCTTTAGGGATGTAAAAGGGAAAAGATAGAGTTTTAATAGGGGATATAATAAGGTAAAATGGTAGTAAGTAAAATTATATCTAGCAAGATTATTAAAATATGAGGAGGTGAAAATCCTCCTACTTAAATGTGTATATGTACTAAATCACCTGGTTAATTCTAGGTGATTTTTTTGAGCGTTTTTGTCAAATTATTTTTAATTAGCCATAAGGGAAGTATAAATTTCCCCTACGGCCACTAATTTTTATTTAAAGTTTTTACCCTTATATTCTATACTAAAAAAATCTAAATCATTACATTTCACATACTTAATTTTAATATTATTAAGCAGGATAAAAAATAAATAATTTATTATGGCCACTAGAATTTTTAGAAAATTCATAGTGAATACTCCTTTATATAGTTATATGTCATTATAATTATATAATAGAAAGTATAATTATAAAACAGAAAAATAATGGTAATCAAATATGAAAGAACGAGGTTATTAGACAGCAATAAATTAAGTTGTACACAACGTATTGTGGATAATGTGTATAACTTATACTATATATTGTGGTTGTATTATAAAATTAATATTTAAAAAGGAGGGTGGCATTGTGAAGCTAACACCAAAACAGAAAATATTTTGTGATGAATACCTAGTGGATCTTAATGCCACTAGAGCTTATAAGGCAGCGTATAAAAGTATAAAAAAAGATGAAACAGCAAATGCAGCAGCAAGTAGAATGTTAAGAAATGTTAAGGTTAAAGAATATATCGATAAAAGAATGAAAGATAGAGAAAAAAGAACAGAAATAACTCAAGATCAAGTTCTTCAGGAACTCGCAAAGATAGCATTTGCTAATGGTACTGATTTTGCAAAAGTAGTTCAAAAATCTTATATGAAGCCTGTATATGACAAAGAGGGTAATAAGATAGATGAAGAAGAAGTATTTTACAAAGATGTTGAATTAACATTAACAGATGATTTACCAGAAGATAAAAAGAAGGCTATAGCTGCTATTAAACAAACTAAATTTGGGATAGAGGTAGCTTCATGTGATAAAGTAAAGGCCTTAGAGTTATTAGGTAAGCACCTAGGTATGTTTAAGGATAAAGTTGAACTAAGTGGAGATATGAATGTAAATAACCCTTTTCAAGATTTAACTATAGAGCAGCTATTAAAACTAGCTGGTGCAGAAGATGGATAAAGAATTAATACAATTAGGAGCAAAGATAGAACTTGCAAGACGTAAGTTCTTTTTTTATTGCAATTTAAAAGCACCAGATTTTTATAAGCAAGATAGAGAGTACTTGGTTGAACTATGCAATGAATTTCAGGAGTTTCTTTCTTCAGATGAGGAAGTAATGATAGTAAATGAACCTCCTAGGCATGGAAAGAGTAGGACAGCAGGATTACTTATAGAGTGGGTACTAGGTAAGGACCAATCGCAGAAGATAATGACAGGATCATATAATGAAACTTTATCTACTATGTTTTCTAAGAATGTTAGAAATTCTATTCAGGAGGAAAAAGCGGATAAATATAAACCAGTATTTAGTGATGTGTTTCCAGGAGTAAAAATAAAACATGGTGATGGAGCTATGAACTTGTGGTCTTTAGAAGGTGGATATAATAACTATTTAGCCACTTCTCCAACAGGTACAGCTACAGGATTTGGAGCCTCATTGTTAATTATAGACGATTTAATTAAAAATGCTGAAGAAGCTTACAATGAAGGAGTATTAGAAAAGCATTGGGATTGGTTTACTAACACTATGCTATCTAGGCTTGAAGAAGGTGGAAAGATAATAATTATAATGACTAGATGGGCCAGTGGTGATTTAGCTGGTAGAGCATTAGATTATTACAAGGAACAAGGAATAAAAGTTAAACATATAAGCATGAAAGCTTTGATTGATAAAGAGAAAAAACAAATGTTATGTCCTGAAGTATTAAGCTATAGGAGTTATAAAAATAAAGTAAAGGCCATGGGTGCTGATATTGCTAGTGCTAACTATCAACAGGAGCCAATAGATTTAAAAGGTAAACTATATAGTAACCTTAAAACTTATAAGACTATTCCTAAAGATGATAAAGCTAATAGTTTATTTACAGGAATACATTCTTATTGCGATACTGCTGATGAAGGGTCAGATTATTTATGTAATATTATTTATGGAATATACAATAAAGAAGCCTATGTGTTAGATGTAATATACACACAGGAGCCTATGGAAGTAACAGAGGATAAGGTTGCTAAGGCATTATTTGAATATGAAGTTAATAGGTGTTTGATAGAAAGTAATAATGGTGGTAGAGGTTTTGCAAGATCAGTAGAAAGAATACTTAAAGAAAAGTATAAGACTAATAAAACAAGGGTCAAATGGTTTCATCAAAGTCAGAATAAAGTTGCCAGAATACTTTCTAATTCTACATGGGTAATGGATCATATATACTATCCTGTTAATTGGAAAGATAGGTGGCCAGAGTATTATGAGGCAATGAACAAATACCAACGTGAAGGTAAAAACAAACATGATGATGCGCCAGATGCAACAACGGGCATAGCCGAAAATATAGGAAAGAAAGGACTAAGAACATTCTAGTCCTTATTTTTATGCCTAAAGTGAGGTGAGATAGTGGGGCTAAAAAGCATATGGAATAAGATTAAGAAAGGAGTGAAAGCTGGTATTATGGCTACAAAAGAAAGCAATTCATTAACAGATAATAAAGTAGTATTAATGATAAATGACTTTAGTAATTCAGAGAAAAGAAATTGGATGACTATAGGAGATAGATACTACAAGGTTGAAAATGATATATTTAAGAGAAAGATAACTAGAATTGTCAAAGGTACAGAAGTTGAAGAAACATATAAAGCTAATAATAAACTAGCTCACTCCAAATATAAAAATATGGTTGATGAAAAAGTAGCGTATTTATTATCTAAAGATTATGCACTAAAGTGTGATGATGAAAGTTATGTAGAGAAGGTTAAAGATGTATTAGGGAAACACTTTCAATATCAATTAAGTGGTTTAGGATATGAAGCCAGTAATAAAGGTATTGCATGGCTTCAAGCGTATATAGATGAAGAGGGAAAGTTTAGGACTATGATAATACCTTCTGAGCAGTGTATACCCATATGGAGAGACAACAGCCATACAGAGCTTGAAAGTATGATTAGGGTATATGAAACTGTGGTATGGGAGTATGACAAGAAAAAGACTATAACTAATGTTGAAGTATGGGGAAAGGATGGAGTAAGTTATTATAGACTAGAAGGTAAATTATTAATAGCTGATTATGATAAAAATAATGATAATAATGGACCAGTAGCACATTATAGAAAAGGTGACATGTGGTATGCATGGGGAAGGGTTCCATTTATAGCTTTTAAAAATAATAGAATAGAGCTTCCAGATATTAAGTTTGTAAAGAGCTTAGCTGATAACTATGATTTATCAAGAAGTGAAGCAGCTAACTATGTTGAAGAAGTTAAAAATCTTATTTTTATTTTAAAAGGATACGGTGGAGAAGATATACACGAATTTATGAGAGTACTTAATGAAGATAGAGCAATCCCAATAGATGATCCTGAAGATGGAGGAGTAGATACATTAACGCCACAGATGGATATTACAGCATTAAGAGAACACTATGAACAGCTAAAAAGAGACTTAACGGAGGATGGACAAAGTATAAATAAGGATTTAGACAAATTTGGAAGCGCGCCTTCTGGTGTAGCTTTAAAATTTATGTACTCTGGATTAGATTTAAAATGTAATGCCCTTGAATCTGAATTTAAAATGGGGTTTGAAAACTTACTATATTTTATAAACATATATCTATCAGAAAATAGTTTAGGCTCATATAAAAATGTTGATTTAGATATTATTTTTAATAGAGATATGAAAATTAACGAAAGTGAGGTAATAGAAAACTGTGAAAAGTCTAAAGGTGTAGTTAGCGACGATACTATAATAGCTAATCATCCATGGACCAAAGATATAGAACAGGAAAAGGAAGCATTGGAAAAACAAAAACAAGAGAATCTACCATTCCAGGATAAAATTCCAATAGGTGGTGGGGTAGATGAAGAATAGTGAGTATTGGGAAAAGAGAATAGCTAATAATACATGGAAAACTTATAATAACTTAGAAGAAAAGAATAGAGCCTTATTAGAAATGTACCAGGAAGCTTCTTTAAATATTTCTGATGAATTATATAGAGTATCTGAAAAAATGAAAACATCAACTCCAACACTTTCAGACATGCATAAGTTTAATAGACTTACTAAGCTTCAGGAGAATATGAATATAATTATAAAAGAGCTAGGAGAGAACGTAGAAAACTTTGGTAAGGAAAATATGCTTAAAGGCTTTGAAGAAACTTATAAAAATGTAATGTTGGCATTAGGACAAACTAATTTTTCTATGCCTAATAAAAGGCTTATGGAACAATTATTAAATAAACCTTGGTTTGGGAGTAGTTTTTCTACAAGGTTATGGAAAAATACACAGGTATTAGCTGTAAATTTAAATGATATATTAACTAATGGACTTATACAAGGGAAAACAATAACAGAAATGGCTATACAATTAAATAATGCAATGAATACAGGCTTTAATATATGCCATAGGCTAGTGAGAACTGAAACAATGCATTATTTAAATGAAAGTTCTTTAAGAGCTTATATGGATAGTGGGGTTAAAAAGATACAATATTGGGCAGCAGTAGATGAAAGGACTTGTCCTAGGTGTGGTGTAAAACATGGGAATAAGTATAGAATAAAGGATGCGCCAGTACTTCCATTGCACGCTAATTGCAGGTGCACTTACATCCCAATTGTAGATGAGGATGTTGCAAATAATAGTCATAATGAGGCTAAAGAAGATATTAATAATGAATTTAATAGAAGATATAATTTAGATAATGGATTAAATAATGAGAATAGAAAATTAAATATTCCTAAAGAAACATTGAAACATTCAAATGAAGGAGATTTTACTAATCCGAGAAATCCAAAGAAAATTAAGCCAGGAGAAATAAGGTTAAAAAATGGTGGACATGGACAAGATAATATTAAACTCTTAGAAAAAAGAAAAATAGAGTATAATATAATTAAGGAATATTCAAATGGCGTAAGATGTGGTAATTTACCTAACCACAGTGACAAGAATAAAAGAAAAGATATTAATCAAAGTTGGTTCCCGAAGGAATGGACTTCAAAAGATATAGAAAAAGCAGGTATTTATGTAGCTAATTTAAAAGATAAAAGTAAATACAAAATAGATAAGTTTGAATTTAATGGAGTTACAACTGCTATATATAAATATGCTAATTATGATGATGTTACTGTAGTGGTATGTTATAATCGTAGCGAAAGAAAAATAAAAACTGTATTCCCAGATAATATACAAAGATTGTTAGAGGTGAGTAAGGAATGATTGATATGAAGAGAGTTTCTGAAATACTGCAATATAGGAAATGGACAGTAGAACATAATGTAGATGCGCCGGAAGAGTGGTGGAATGAACTTCCTAAGATGTTTTCTAAAGACATTGATGAAGCTATGAAATATTTTGAAAAATGCAATGAGGAAGATTTAGACATACTAACAGAACAGTTTGAGGATATTGCAGCAGAATCACAGAGTAAAAAGTTCATAGAATTTATTCAAAAACTACAAATTAAATATCCAAATATAGATATGGGGCAAGATATTCAATGGGCAAAACAAGCTATAGAAGATTAAAAGCACTTACCAAATAAAATAGTAAGTGCTTTTATTTTGGAGGTTATTATGAAAATAATATGCGATAACTGCAAAAGAGAATTTGTAATGAAGCAAGAAATGCTTAGAGAAAAGTATCTAGGAGCAATGTACACAGAAACATATTATAATTGTCCTAAATGCGGGAAGAAATACCTAGTATGTATAATGAATTCTAAGTGTATGAAATTAAAAAGAGAAATAAAAGAAAATAGTTTAGCACGATTTAACACAACAAAAGATATTGAAACAGTTTTATTGGATAAGAATATAGATAAATTACAGCAAGAGCTTAAAAATGAAATGAATAGAATAAATGGGAGATAGTACTTACTAAGTAAAAATAGCAAGTGCTTTTATTATAGTTAAATTGACAACATTTGCTAATAAGATAAAATATTAATGAGAGGAGATGACAATATATGAAAAAGATAATAAGTATTTTATTAGCGGGATTAACTATGATAACTTTATTTGGATGCGCTAATAAAGAAACATCTACAAAACAAAATAGTAAGAATGTAAAAGAAGAGATTAATTATGTTGCGTATGGTAATGGGGAAAATTCAGGAAATTGGAATATTAAAATTAATAATGTTTGTCAAGTAAATGAAGTGGCAAAAAAGGATGGAGGAAAGTTTACTGCAGATGGTAAATTTATAAACATATTATTGGATATGAAAAACATTTCTAAAAATCCAGTTTCATATTCATTAACTGATTTTAAGTTAAAAGATATATCTACTGGTAAAATCTATAGTATAGAAGACGTTGGATATGAAGTAGCGCAAGAATTGATATCTGAGGAAAAATTCTATAAGAAAAATGAGAAATATATAACTATAATGGACAAGGTAAATCCTGATAAAGCGAAGATAGCTTGCATATCATTTGATGTAAGTAAAGATATAAAACTAGATAATTTAGTATTAATAAATAAGAATGAAGGAAGCGATAGCAAAACTGTACAGTTTAAATTAAAATAAGCTTAAAATAAAAGCACTTACTAATATAAGGAGTAGGTGCTTTTATTATGTATGAAAGTCTTAGAAATAAGGCTTTTTTATTTTGCCCTAAGTAAGGCGTAAAACTACTTAAATCCACGTGAGCATACACGTAAAAAGCGTAGGAGGATAATATGAAAAGAAAGTTTTTAGAGGATTTAGGATTAACTAAAGAACAAGTTGACAGTGTTATGGCTGAGAATGGCAGAGACATAGAAGCTGAAAAAGAAAAAATAAGTTCTACTACAACAGAGTTAGAGGATATAAAAATTCAACTTAAAGAAGCTAATTCGACCATAACTGAACTAAAGAAAAATAATGGGGATAATGAAACTTTGCAAACAAAAGTAAAAGAGTATGAAAATACTATTAAAACACAAAAAGCTGATTATGAAGCTAAAGTAAGAAATTTAACATTAGATAGTGCTATTGAGAAAGCACTAACAGGAGCAAAGGCAAAACATAGTGATTTACTATCTACTAAGATTGATAGAGATAAATTAGTTATCACTGATGATAAAGTAACAGGGTTAGAAGAACAATTAAAAGGTCTAAAAGAGAATTATAAAGATTTATTTGAGGAAAAGATAAGTGGATCAACTCCTGCTAATCCAGAAGGTGATTCTAAAAACAATAACACATACGAGGCATTGATGAATAATGCTGATAATATGAGTGCTGAAGAAGTAGCCACTCAATTTATGGCTATACAAAATAATAAATAGAAAGAAGGAATGTAAATGTCAGTAAATAATTTTAAAGCAACGTTATGGGAGGGAGCATTACTTGCGAACTTTCACTCTATATCAGTAGCTGATGCAGTATCTACAAAACCAACTAAAATTCAAGGTAATAAGGTAATATTTAATAGAGTTGGAGCTGGAGCAATTAAAGACTATGAAGGAAGTATTTCATGGGATGAAATAAATACTACACCAATAGAAATGACTTTCGATAAAAAGAAGTACTTTGCATTTAGTTTAGATGACTGTGATAAAGTTCAACTAGTGGCTGATGTTATGGGAGCAACAACCGCTGAACATGCCGCAGTATTAGCAGAAACTTATGATAAAGATTTCTATACTACATTAGTATCTGGTGTTAAATCTATTAACAAGATAGGGTCCGTATCAGCAAAGAAAGATGTATCTCCTGTAAATATCTATGATTATATCGTAGATTTAGGAACTATCCTTTCAAAGAATAAAGTACCTAAGACAGATAGATATGTAACTGTAGATGCTGAAATATTGGGACTACTTTCAAAGGATAGAAGATTTACTCCTAATCCTGTAGTTCTTCAAAATGGAATTGTAGAAGGACAAGTTATAAATGGACTTAAGGTAGTTTGTACAGAAGAAAAGCCAGCTAATCAAATAGTTGCCCACTATAAAGGAGCGATTGGAGCAACAAAACAATTAGATGAAATGGAAGCTATGAGACTTCAAAATAGTTTTGCCGATGGTGTTAGAGGTCTATGTATGTATGGCTCTAAAGTTTTAAGAGAAGATGCAATTGCAGTATTATATTATAATGCAGTACCAACAGATCAAGTAACACCAACAAAAGTTGAGATTGCTAATACTAAAGAAAATCCTGTAAATACAAAAGAAGTAACAGGGGCATAAGAGAGAGTAAAATCTCTCTTTTCTTTTAGAAATGAGGTGATGTAGTTGTTACAAGAAGAAATGATATTACAATCACTTAAATTAAGACCAGGTATATCTAATTTCAGTGATGAATTATTAAAGGATTTACTAGTTGAATCTTATAATGATGTAGCAGAATTTATAAATCTTAATGAAGGGGAGGAAATGCCTTTAGGTTGCATTAATATTGTTAAGGACTTAGTAGTTGTTAAAGTAAATAAATTAGGTTCTGAGGGCTTATCTAGTGAAAGTTATAGTGGAGTAAGTCAATCCTATATTGAAGATATACCTAAGGATATAAAAAGAAAACTAATACGAAAAAGAAAGTTACCTAGGTGATTAATATGAGTATTAATAGTGAAATGAAGCCCATTTTATTAGAAACTAAGGTTAAAACTAGAACACCTTCAGGAGCTACAAAAGAAGTATGGGATACTGATAATCCTATAACTATTGAAGTAGCTATTTATGACATAGAGGACAGAATAAACACACAGAGTGTTAAATTTAATGATTCTAGTCACACTGGACTTACTAGACATAAAGATATTAAAGAAGGTATAAATAGGCTTAGAAAAGGTGATACAGTGTATAATATACTATCTGCTAAGACTAAAGGAAGATTAAATCAATTGTACCTAAAGGTGGTTGATACTAATGTCTAGTGATAATAGAGAATTCCAAAGAAGTTTAGAGGAAGCAACTTATAGACAGGTAATGAAGGTGTTTAAAAATGCAGAAAAGGCTTGTACTTTTTTAGAAGGTGAAGGTAAAAAAAATTGCCCGGTTGACCAAGGACCTTTAAGAGCTGCTATGTTTCATGATGTTAAATTAACATCTACTGAAATAGTGGGAAGTGTAGCTAATAGCATGGAGTATGCTCCATATGTACATCAAGGAACAGGAATTTATGCTAAGGATGGTAATGGTAGAAAAACACCTTGGAAGTATAAAGTAGAAAAAGGAAAGTATGCAGGATGGCATATTACTAAAGGACAAAAACCTAATCAATTTTTAGAGAAAGCAAAGTTAAATAATAAAGATAAAATAAATAATATACTAGGAGGTGATTAGTAGTGGAGATAGATATTAAAAACTATATAGAAAACAATATAACAGAATTAAAAGATAGATTTTTCCCTATATTCACTACGGATACTGAGAAACCTTCTATAGTGTATAATTTTACTCCTATAAGTGGAGGTCATATTAAACAAAGTCAATTAGAATCAAAGATTATATGGTCTGATTATGACCAGGTAAAAGAAATAGAAGATAAGATAAATAAAATAATGGATATGGAAGAAGATAAACCCTTCATTGCTTATGGGAACACTTATTTTAGAAGTTCTCTAGGCGGTGGAGGGCTTTTATTTAGAGATGATTTACAGATGTATGAAGATACATTAATTTTTATAATAACATGGAGGTGTAATAATGGCTAAGGACGAGATATTATTAGGCGCTGGCGAACTATATATGTATGAATTTAAAGGAGATAAAATCCCAGAACACACAGAAATAGAAACTGAGGAACATAATGTTGGGCACACTTCTGGAGGAGCTTCTATTGATTATAAGCCAGAGAAATATGATGTTAAAAATAGTTATGGTAAGACGGTAAGAAGTTTTATAACAAAAGAAGATTTGACCTTTAAAACTGGACTTCTAACATGGAATATGAAGAATATATCCTTACTTTCTACGGCTAAAGTTACCATTAGTGAGGATAAAAAGAGTAGGAAACTTACTTTTGGTGGCGGGGGTTCTTTAAAGAATGTTCTTATAAGATTTGTACACAAAAAAGAAGGAGAAAAAAAGCTAAGGTTTACCATGATAGGTCAGGGTGGTAATGGATTTGCTATGGAATTTGGGGAAAAAGAGGTTGTTGTTGATAGCGAAATAGCAGCTATTGAGTATATAAAAAACTTCCTGGCTGAATTTGAGGAAGAATTAGAAGACGGAGAAATTACAGGATAAATAATAAATTTAATATATTATCAGGAGCCTTTTATCAAGGGCTCCTTTAATTTTAGGAGGGAAAATAATGCTAATAGATTTAGATAAATATATAAATAGAACAATAGATTTCAAAATAAATGGTGAGTTAATAAAGGTTCAAGAGTTAACACCGTCATTATTTAAAAAAGTAAGCAAGTATGAAATGACAGAAGATCCAGAGAAGATATATGAGAAGCAAGTGGAATTAGTAACTGAAATGCTTAATAGAAACACTAGTGGGAAAAAATTTACTACAAAGGATTTAGAGAAATTACCCCAAAGTGCAGTTAATAAAATTTACATTTCTATAGTTAGTTTTACAAAAGAGCCACTAGAAGACCCAAACTAATAATTCCTATTCCTCAAGATGAAAAATTTAGGGAAGCTATTTTTGATAAGTACTTCCCTAGTGAGGAATGGGAATCTTTTTTTGCACTATCAACTAGTGAAATTAAAAGAATTAGTAATTATACAGGGTTAAATTTTAAAGAAGTACAACAGTTAGGAATTAGCGAGTATATGCTTTACAATAAAGAGTCTTGGGTGCAGAGCTTTAATAGTTATGAAGAAGGTAGGGAGTTTCTTAAAACCCTATGGAGACTACAACAAACCAAAGCAGATACAAAAGCTATAAAAAACTTCCAGGAAAGGAGGAGATAGCTTGGCAGGAGGAATACAACTAGCACCACTTATTACTCAAATGAAAGTAGATTTGAAATCTTTTAAAAGTGATATGGATAAAGTTAAAACTGAGGCTGTAGGAAAAGCTAAAGAGGTGTCTAAAAGCATGGAAAGTGCTGCTAAAGTCGGAAAGAAGATGTCCGACATAGGTGGGACCATGACAAAGAAAGTCACATTACCTATTGTTGCGGCTGGAACTGCAGCAGCTAAATTCAGTATGGACTTTCATCAATCTTTGGCCAAAGTTAGCACTATTGCAGATACTACAAAAGTTCCAATAGGTACGCTTAAAGATGGTGTAATAGATTTATCAACCAAAACTGGAATGGCAGCAACAGATTTAAACGAAGCATTATACCAAGCTATCTCAGGTTCTGTTGATACAGCTGACGCAGTAGACTTTTTAGGAGTTGCAGTAAAAGCAGCCGAAGGGGGATTTACAGATACAGCCACTGCGGTTGATGGACTTACAACAGTTTTAAACTCTTATGGTATGGAAGCAGATAAAGCAGACAAGATAGCTAATCAAATGCTAATTACACAGAATTTGGGTAAAACAACTTTCGGAGAATTAGCATCTAGTGTAGGTAAGATTACTCCTATAGCTGCCCAACTTGGAATAACTACGGAAGAATTATTTAGTTCTCTTGCATCAACTACAGCTCAAGGTCTTGCGACAAGTGAATCTGTTACAGCTTTAAAGGCTGCAATGTCTAATATAATAAAACCTAGTAAAGAAGCAAGTGAAGCAGCTGAACAATTAGGTATAGATTTTTCTGTTTCAGCTCTACAGAGTAAAGGCTGGATGGGATTTTTACAAGATGTAAAGAAGGGATTATCTAATGCGAGCCCTGAATTTGATAAATTAAGTAAAAGTATGAGCGATAATGCTCATAAAATGTTAGAACTAGAAAATGCGGGAAAGAAAGGTACTAAAGAATATAAAGAATTAAGCAAAGCACAAAAAAATGCAAGTAAAGATTTGGAGCTAATGGCACAAGCAGCAGATTCCCCAATAGGTGCTTTTGCTACAATGTTTGGTAGTGTAGAAGGGTTGAACTCCATACTTATGTTAACTAGTGATAATGGGGCAGCAAAATACAATGAAAGCATGGAAGAAATGAAAACTAATACTACTGCTTTAAATGATGCTTTTAATAAGATGGACAAAACCCCTGGAAAGGAAATGAAAAAAGCTCTAAATGATATTAAAATTTTAGGCATTGAAATGGGAGACATCTTAATGCCTGTTATAAGAGATGTAATAAAAGATATAAGGGGAATGGCACAAGGATTTAAGAGCTTAAACCCACATACTAAGGAAGCTATAGTAAAAACTGCTTTATTTGCTGCAACCATGGGGCCGTTATTAAGCGCAACCGGAAAAACTATAACTGCGTTTACTAAGTTAAAACCTGTAGTTAGTGGAGCTGCAGTTGCATTTAAGAGTGGTTCACCAATAATTAAAGCTTTTACTAAAAATTTATTAAAGAGTAAAGGAACTAGCGAAGCTTTTTCTTTAGCTATGAAAAAGGGAACTCCATTTTTAGGAAAATTCTTAAGTAAATTAGGATTGACTAAAACAGTTGGAGCAGAAGCAAGCAAAGCATTAATTAGTGTGGAAGGTGCTGCGGGTACAGCGGCAGGAGCAACTGGAGTTGGGGGATTATTAAGTAGTTTAGGCGGATTAGCAGTAGCTGCGGTACCGTGGGTTGCAGGAGCGGCAATGGTTGGAACAGCCGCTTATGGAATACACAAAACTCTATCAACAGAAGTTGTTCCAAGTGTGGATCTATTTGCGGATAAGATTAAAACATCAAATTCTGAAATGATGAATTATCATGTAGCAAGCCAAGAAATTGTGACCGCTAATGTGAAAATAAGTGAAAGTACTAAAAAAGCAGTTGGAGCTTATATGGAGCTAGATAGGGGAGTATCAGATACTTTATACAGTTTGCAAATAAAAACAAAAACAACTAATCAAGAAGTAAAGCGAAATATGGTAGATAAATTTGTTAATATAGCTAATAATTACGCTGATATAAACAAAGATATGAAAACCAAAGTAATTAAAGAAATTACTGAAATGACTTCTGGGGGAAAACAGCTAACTGGTGATATGGTTAAAGAAATGGAAAGTAAATTAAATCAATTATTAAATTCATCTAATAATATATCAAAAGAGCAAAAAGAAAAGGTACTTTCAGAGTATAGAGAAATATATACCCAATCAGGAATAATAACAGAGGAAATTAGTCAACAAGTTACTAGTAAATTTAATCAGATGAGAGATCAAGTAATTAATACTGAAAATGATAAATATAACAAATTGAAAGAAGAAGCACAAAAGTTTTTTAATGAAAATTCAGCATTAACATTAGAAGAACAACAAAAAGCGCTTAATAATTTAACTTTATATCATAATGAATCTATCGGAGACACTCAAGAATCTTATGCTAGAATAAATGAAATAATAGCGCAAGCTGCTAGTGAAGGTAGGCAAGTAAATGCTAATGAACAGGCTGAGATAAATATTTTAAGAGAAACATCCAAAAATAGGGCAATTGATATACTTTCAGAACAAGAAGCTGAAGCTGCAGTTATAAAAGAAAGAATGAAATCTTATAATGGTAGAGTTACGGCAGAAATGGCTAGCCAAATGATAACAAAGGCTAATGAGACTAGAGATAAAACTATAGCAGCTGCAGAAAAACAATATGATGATCAAGTTAAAGCAGCATATAAATTAGAAAAAGCTGGAGCTATAGATGCTGAACAAAGGGACAGAATGATAAAAAAAGCAGAAGAAACTAAGAAGTCTCAAATAGAAAGTGCTAACAAAGCCTGTGAAGGCGTTAAAACAGAAATATCTAATGCTACACCAGGTATAGAAAGGGAAGTTAATACTCAAACCGGAACAATAAAAACACCATATGATAATTTGAAAGAAAGTATAGGAGGGTTCTTTAGTTGGTTATTTGGACAAAATGAAAAAGCTAAGGAAGAAGCTAAATATATAAGTCCTCATTATATGGGGACGCATTATAATGGATTAAGTTATGTACCTAAAGATGGGTATATAGCAAGGCTGCATAAGGGTGAAAGAGTTCTTACCGCTGAGGAAAATAGAGATTATACACAAGGTAATATTAATGGAAAAGGCATTAACGTTACTAATAATTTTTACGGAAGAGTTGATAGTCCTTATGAGGTATCAAAAGCTACTAAAAAAAGTATGAGAGATTTATCTTTTGCTTAGGGGGGTGGTATTTATATTTACAAGCATTGAATTAATTAATAAAGAAAATAAGCTATCTATTAATATAGATAGCTTTATTAAGGACACAGGAATACTTTTAACTTATTTTGAAGACGGAGGGTTAAAAGGTGAATTTAGTAAAATTAAAGGGATGAATCAGCATGGGCAAAGTATAAATTCTACTTCTTTGAGTGAAAGATTAATTAATCTTGAAGGAATAATACTAGCGGATAGTATGAAACAGATTGAGGCATTTAAAAATCTGCTAGTTAGAATTTTAAACCCATTACAAGATGTGATACTGAAATACAATGAGAACTCTACAACTAAAGAGATAGTTGTAAGAGCTGAGGAGACACCAGCATTTTCTACAGATTATAAGACTAACAATGAGAATGGACTAGCTTTTAAGTGCGACTTAAATGGGTATAATCCATTTTGGCAGGATTTAAAAGAACACGAAACAACCCTTGTAACATGGATACCTAATTTAGAATTCCCAGCACAAGAAAGTGAAGGTATAGAACTTTTCCATACGGAGCAAAAACCAAATTATTGGTTAGAAACAACAACGGGTAAAGGTAAAAATTTATTTGATAAAAGTAAAGTGGCTAAGGGGAGGCTATACGCAACAATAGGTGATGATTTTAAAGTAAATACTACTAGCACAGGTTATTGTACTTCGGAGTTAATAAAAATTAAAGAGAATATGGATTTAAGAATATCTGGAAATGTAAATTGGATAGTTTTATATTCTACAGATAAAAAAGTTGTGCGACTTGTAGAAAAAGCAAATTTTACAAAGAGCCAAATTGGAGAGTGTTATATCGGCTTCTATAGTCTTGCAGATGATTATAATTTAAATGATGTACAACTAGAAGAAGGTACAACTGCAACGGCATATGAAGAATATAAAGAAGATAAATTAGATTTTATAGAATTTCAATCTGAATTTGGTGAAGGAATAAGACAAGAGTGGGGATATAGAGAGATAAGGCAAATAATAGAAGTGAACAATATAGGTGATGTTGAATGTCCTTTAAAAGTGATGTTTCGTGCCAATGGAGATGTAGAGAAACCTTATATACAAGATATTGAAACATATGAATTAATAAGAATAAATAGAACACTTAAAAGTGGAGATGTACTAGAAATTACAACGGGTTATGGAAATAAAAATGTGTATCTAAATGGTAAGAAAGCACACCAATATTTAGACTTTTTAAACTCAACCTGGTTACAACTCAAACCAGGAGTAAATCTTATTAAGTATGGCGCAGAAAAAGGATTAAATAATTTGGAGTGTACAGTCTTTTATACTCCATTATATTTGGGGGTATAGTATGGATATATATATATTTGATAAAGAATTAAATTTTATAGATACAATAGATAAATTTAATTCCCTACAGTGGATAAGAAAATATAACGATACAGGTCGCTTTGAATTACATTGTTCTGTTACATCTTACACTATAAAAACACTTGTTAGAGATAACTTAGTGTGGATAAAAAATAGCAAGGAATTAGGAATAATAGAGTATAGAAATTTAAGTGTAGGTAGTAATGGAGAAGAAACTCTAAAAATAAACGGTAGATTTGTTACTTCCATTTTAGATAGAAGGATAATACTAGGAACAGAGCAATACACAAATAAAGAGCTAGAAATTATATTAAGAAATATAGTAGATAAAAATTGTATAAATACTATTGCAGAAAGAAAATTGCCATTAACATTAGGAAGTTTAAATAGCTTTATAGAAAAAATAGATTACCAAAAATCCTATGGAAATTTGTTAGAAGAAATAAAAACTCTTTCAGAAACAAATTCTATAGGATTTTTTATTAGAACAGATTTAGAAAGCAAGAAAAACTACTTTGAATTATATAAAGGTGTAGACAGGAGTATAAACCAAGATGTTAATTCTCCAGTAATTTTTAGTCGAGATTATGATAACTTATACGAACAGGAGTATACAGACAGTACTGATAATCTAAAGACAACTTCTGTAGTAGCTGGAGAGGGTGAAGGAGCTGCAAGAAAAATAATAACAGTAAATAATAATTTTAAAGATTTAGACAGAAGAGAGCTTTTTGTAGATGCTAGGGATTTACAAAAAGAAAGTGAAACAGATGGAACTAAAAAAGTTCTAACAGATACAGAGTATAATAGTATTTTAATTCAAAGGGGTAAAGAGAAGCTAAGTGAATGTAAAGACATTAAAACCTTTGAAGGGAAGATAATATCTAATAATTATGAATATAAAAAGGATTATGACCTTGGAGACATAGTAACTGTAATGGACAAGAAATGGAATATTACAGTAGATACAAGAATAACAGAGGTGGCAGAAATTTACGAAGGTGGTAAGGTGCAAATAGTACCAACCCTAGGGAATAAGATACCTACTATACTAGATAAAATAAAAAGGATGTGATTAAAATTAAAAAGTTTGGATTTTTCAACAGCGTTAATGGGGACAGAAAATATCTGGCTAGTGATATATCAAATGCGTTAAATGTTGCTATCGGAACAGGATTAGCACCTATAGAAGATAATTTTAAAATTGTATCATATGAAAATATGAAAATAAAAATGAAGCAAGGTGGGTGCATGATATATGGATGTTATTGCTTTGATGATGAAGAAGAGATAATACAGCTAGATACCGCCAATTCTGAATTAAACAGAATAGATAGGGTTGTGCTAAGATGGGATAAATTTGAAAGGAATATAAAAACAGTAGTAATAAAAGGAACGCCAGCATTGAACCCAACCCCACCTGCTAGTTTAAAAACAGAAAATCAATTTGATTTAGTTCTTGCAGATGTAAGAGTAGATAAGGCTATTACGGAAATAAAGCAAATAAATGACATGAGAGATAGTGACTTGTGCGGTTACTTAGGTGGTAAAGTATTAGAAAAAAATATATTTGGTGCAATACAAAGTTTAAATACAACAGGATATAGAAAATTACCAGGAGGAAAAATAGAACAATGGGGAGTGTATAAAACACCTGCGGGTGGCACTAACCAAATAGATAAAGGAGTATACTATAAGACTATAACTGGTTTAGCTTTACCTATAGCTTTCCCTAATAAAATAGGACCTGTAATTGTTACTACTAATAATGCAAGATGTTGGGGATACGGTGCCCATAATAATCTTAATAGTATAAATATAGGGTGTTCTAATATTATAAATGCAGATACAAATGTTAATATAGAATTAAACTGGAGAGTAACAGGTTATTAAGGAGGTTTTAAATATGATTTATCTTTCTATTAATGATAATTCTTTTTATTTTAAGGATTCTGAAGTAAGTAAAATTGAAGAAAATGATATTTTAGTAGAAAAAGAAATACATGATAGATTCATTGAGGAAACAGAAAAAGCTAAGAAATTTAAAGTAATAAATCCAAAAGGTAGTAAATTTTATGAAATATTTGAAGAAATTGAACAAGAAACAATAAATTTAGGAGAAATAGAACCAAGTCCAATAGAGAAACTACAACAAGAAAATAAAGAATTACAGAAACAACTAGATAAACAAAATGCAAGGTTAGATGAACAGAATAAAGCCATGGCAGAAATGATGAATTTAATAGCAATACAGGGAGTAGCACCTTAAAGTGAGGTGTATTTTTTATGTTTAAAATAAATTATATAAAAGAAAGGATGATTAATATGTTTAGTTTTAATAAAGAAAGTGGTTGTGTTAAGGTGTGGGTTACCCTAATTATGAATGGAACTTATCCAGCCGACCAGGTACCACCATTGCTAAATTTGCAGGAATGTGTTAAAGGGGTTCTTAAAGATGTTGGGTTTGTAGAAGAAGTTAAGCCACAATAGATAAAAAATGCGTCATAATAAAATAATATAGAAAAGGTGGTTATATAGTATGAAAAAATATAAAGAATTAGAAAAAAAAGAACCCAAAAATAAAATTGGGGTTCCCAAAACAATAAACATTAAATTTAATGTTTCTAATAATTGCGAGGAATTGCAGAAAAACCTATTATCTGATCTAAGAAAACAAGCATTTGATTTGTAGTAAGTATAGGATTTTTTAAATCATCCTTATAAATAGAAACATTTTTCAAATTTAAAATAGCACCGTTGTCACAAACATTTAAGTTAGGATTTTCTTTTTCAAATTCTAATAATCTTTCGTTTTTAATTTTAACTATATAAGAAAAATCTACATTAAGGTTTTCGGAATTTGAATTCGTAGAATTTTCACCAGACGTTATAAAGTCATCACTTTCTGCTATATCACAAATATCACATTTTATAAATCCATATGTTGTGTGAAGAAGAATTTGGAAATCATTATTATCGTGCTCATTATTAAAGTAGGTAATTATTCCATTAAAAAGTTGTATGTCCATGGATTTAACAGATAAATTATTTTTTATACAGTTTGGTAAAATAGGTTCTTTTGGTTTATTATTCATATATACCATCTCCTTTAAAATGTGATATTCTACAAAATAATGTAAAAACCTTTAAATAATGAAAAAATATTCATAAGGCGACATAAATAATTTTATAAAGGCAGGATAGGCACCTAATAGGTGTTTTTATTTTGCCTATTTTTAATTACTGGAGGTGTAATGTGGATTCTAATATTCAGCAGGAAATACTAGAAAGAATAGTAAGGATAGAGACAAAAATAGACGGATATAATAGTACAAGAGAAAAAGCAGATGTAGCTTATAATAAGGCTTGTCAAAGCGAAAAAGATATAGCAGAAATGAAAGATAATCAAAAATGGCTCTGGCGTACAATCGCTGGGGCTATTATTTTGGGTATTTTAAGTGCAGTAATAAAATTTAGATAGAAAGATAGGTGATTATATGGAGTTTCTAAAACAATTCTTACAGATAAAAAAGATTATAGCCTTATTAACTACTATAGTATTCTGTATTTTAAGTACAAAAGGTACTTTATCCAGTACAGAATTTCTTTCTGTATTTACATTAATAATAGGGTTTTATTTTGGTCAAAGTTCAGCCAGACAAGCAGTTAAAGAAAGTAAAGAGCAGGATTAATATCTGTTCTTTTTTTATATTAAATTTTAGGAGGTAATATTATGAATATTAGAAATTCAAATTTAAATTTTGGTAGTAATAAGAGTTATGGAAATACCCCTAAGTCTATTGTATTACATCATGCTGAAGCCTCTAATTGTTCAGTATATGATGTACACCAGTGGCATAAGAATAATGGTTGGGCTGGAATTGGATACCATTATTTTGTAAGAAAAAATGGAGAGGTATGGAAAGGTAGATCTGATAATGTAGTAGGCTCTCATGTCGCAGGATTTAACCAAGATAGTTTGGGTATCTGTGCAGAAGGTTCATATATGACAGAGGCTATGCCGCAATCACAGAAAAATGCAATTATAGAACTATGTAAGTATTTATGTAGTAAATATAGTATTTCTAAAATATATGGTCATAGAGAAGTTGGTTCTTCAAATTGTCCAGGGACTCGATATCCATTAACCGAAATAAGAAATGCTATTTTAAATAATAAATCAATACAAAAAGAGGAGGAAAAGAAAAAAGTGGAAAATATAGTTATTTATAATGAAGGTGCTGATAGGAGCGCGGCTGAATACTTAGCAGACTTTTTACAATGTCCTACTATAAGTAATAGTAGACCTTTTGATTATTCTTGTGTGGAAAATGTATTTGCAGTGGGTAACAAGAAAGAAAATTACACAAGTCATCTAAAAGTATTATTAACTGGTGGAAATAGATATACGACTATGCAGGCTGTATTAGATTATATTAAAAAGAATAGCAAGTAAAAGGTTAGAAGGTACTCTCTTTTATGAGAGTGCCTCTTTTTTTATTATTTAAAGGAATTTTTTAACATTTGTAGAATATTAAATATAACGGCTTCCCAATAGGTTAATCATAGACCTCCTTCATAATATAAAAAAAGAACCCCAATAAATGGGGTTCTTTTGTTGTGGAATTTTTATATTGGTGCTATGTTTTAGTCATTTTTATTATATCCAGGTATAGAAAAATTAATCAATCGAAAATATATAATATGTAAATTTTTAAAGGTACTTCTGTAATGGAAGTACCTCTTTTTTTTATGTAATTAAACATGTATTCACTTATCTATATTAGCATATTATATTTACAAATATGGATATTTTGGTACAATTAAGTTATATTTACATAAGGGGGATTAAGATGAAGAAAATACTATCCATACTATCCATATTAATGATGATATGTATAATATTACTCGTTGGGTGTTCTGGCAAGAAATTAAATGAAAATGAAGAAATTATTAACGGAGATATTTATAATTCTATTACTGCTATTTCTAAAAATTCTAATATGAAATTTGTTAATAATAAAGAAAACAGAAATGTTCTAAAAGTATATATACCAATAAAAGGAGAGGACCCTAAGAAAATAAATGATGAATTTAAAACAATTATTAATAGTATTATGAATAAAACATCATCGGTTTTTAAGCAATATAAAAATTTAGAGGAAATCGAATTTTTGTTGTTATTAAATGGTAAAGAAAGTAGTGAAGCAATTGTTGACTATATGAAGAGGGATGATGACAAATTCCAAATATATGTAGAAAGTTTTTTGAAAGAGAATCAAGAACAGAAGGTTAAAGAAGAAAAAGAAAATAAAGCCAAGGAAGAAGCGGAAAAGGAAGTTAAAGAAAACGCAATAAAGGAAGAAAATAAAGCTACTTTAATAACAACTGCACAAGAAGTTGTTAAAAAGAATTTAAAAGCACCAAGTACAGCAAAATTTCCGTGGAGCTTTGATGAATATAAGATTAAAGAAACTAATAGCGAAAATAAAGATATGGTAATCTATTATGTATCTGGTTATGTAGATGCGAAAAATAGTTTTGGAGCCAAACTAAGAAATAATTTTATAATTAAAATGGAATGTACAAAGGATCTAAGTAAATATAAAGTGTTAGATGTCCAAATAACAGAACAATAAAACATAAACATATAAATAAAAAAACTCTAGAGGGTTAACCTTTAGAGTTTTTGTTTATACTTTACTATCAAACTCCTATATGGCTGAAATTACACATCTTGGCTTTTAATTACTAAATTTTAAGGTTATATTAAATAAATTTTACATAACTATAAAAAAACCACTGTAAATGCTTATGTTATTTACCTTATAATTGTATATGTGTAAAATCATTTATATTAAGTAATTTTATAGTAATTACAGATGTCGAAAATCTATAATTACTGTAAAATAAAAATATGTGATTTTCTTAACTATTTATTGTAATATTAAATCATAGCTTATTCTTTTTATTATCTTTATAAAATGGTTCCATTTTATTTGTTCTACACAAAAGATAGTCTAGGGATACATTAAAATAGTCAGATATTTTTACTAATAAAGCTATATCTGGCTCGCGGATGCCGTTTTCATAGTTGGCGACAGCCGAACGTGTTATGCTCAAGACGTCTGCTATTTGGTCTTGAGTTAGGTCTCTATCTTCTCTTAGTCCTTTTAGTCTATCTTTAAATACCAATATAATCACCTCAGATAAAAATTTTATCAC